ATTGTATTAATGGTGGAGCATTATTACAAATGAAAGCATTTTAACAGTCCTATCAGGGCGGTACTCCACTACCAAACTGATAGGATTTTTTATATAAATTATGTATTACTTAAAACTTCTCGATAAATTCTCACTGCTTACAGTTGGAGATGACAAAATACCTAACTTCGGATGGAAGAAGTTACAAACTCAAAAGCTAACTAAAGAACAATTCTTAACTAACTATCAATATTCAGGCGGTAAAACTTTTACTGATTCGGATGGTGTTATAACAGAAATAAAAGCAACTAAAAACGTTGGTATAATTACAGGTTTTGAAGATTTAGAAGTTATTGATATTGATCTAAAAGTATTTTCAACTGCAAAAGAAAAAACAGACTTTTGGAATGAATATTTAGGTTATTTAAAAGATAATATTTTAGACTTTGAAGATAAGTTTGTTATTTACAAAACAATGAATGACGGTTATCATATATTGTACAAGTCAAAAAGAGTTGATAAAAACACAAAGATAGCCAAGTTAAAAGGCCATACTGAAGCCATTATAGAAACACGAGGCAAATTTGGTTATGTTTTTATTTATGAAAATAATAAAGTATCTAAAAATGATTATTTAGGAATTACTTATATTTCAGATTCAGACAGGGAAATACTTTGGAGCTTTTCTAAAATGTATAATTTTATTGATGAAAAACCTATTGAGCCAAAAAAAGATAATAAAGTTTATAATATAGATCAGTTAACTCCTTGGGAAGATTATAATCAGAAAACATCAATTTTAGACCTTATAAGTGATAGTTTTACAATAGTAGGTAATCATTCTAAAAAATATGTTATTAAGCGTAATGGTGCTACTTCACCTCATTCAGGATATGTTTTTAAAGATAACGGATTTATGTATTTGCATTCAACAGGTTCAATGTATGATGCAGAAAAAATTTACACTCCTTTTTTAGTCTATTGTAAAAAATATCATGGTGATGATTTTAAGGCAGCAGCTTCAGATTTGTATAAACAAGGTTACGGATCACGTTTTGTTAAAGAAGTTGTGCCGATTGTTTCTGAAAAAATAAAATCTATTGAATTTCCTTTAGAGATATTTCCGGATGTAGTTGAAAAATATATTTTGCATTGTAAGGAGCGTTTGATGCTAAACGAAGATTTTATGTCAGGTGCTTTACTTTGGATGACTTCTATATTAATTGGTAACTCATTAAAAATTGAAGCTAAAAAAGGATGGTTAGAAAGTCCTATTTTATTTATTGCTTTAGTTGGTCGTGCCGGATTAGGTAAAACTCCAAGTACTAAACCTATAATCGCACCAATAAAAAAGATTAATCAAAAGAAGATTGAAGATTATTTAAATAAATATAAAGAATATGAGCGTTATATTGAAGCTACAAAAAAAGAACAAGCCGGTTTAGTTCCAATAGATAAACCAAGAAAAAAACAAATACTTGCTGAAGATACTACTATTGAGGCTTTGATTAATTTACATAACGAAAGCAATAAATCAATCGGAGTTTTTAAGGATGAACTTGATGGATGGTTTAAAGATATGAATAAGTATAGAGATGGATCTGATAAACAAAAATGGCTATCTATTTGGAGCAATGAAAGCATTATTGTAAACAGAGTATCACGACCTGATTTATATATTGCATCGCCTTTTATTTCTGTTATGGGCGGTATTCAGCCAACTATATTAGATGAACAGTTTACTACTGAAAATATAGCCAATGGTTTTATTGATAGGTTTTTATTTTGTTATCCTGAAAAAATAACTTTTGAGCAATTTTCATTAACTGATTTAGAAGAACATATTTCTGAATGGTGGAGCGATAGCATTATAAAAATAAGCGATAGCGTAGCGCAGTTTATAAAAAAAGATGAAAACGATAATATTATACCATTTATTTGTAAAATGTCAATAGATGGCTTTAAAACATGGATTGCGATATTTAATACTTATTCTTCAATACAAAATTCAGATGATGAAATAGAAAGCAATAAAAGCATGATTGCAAAAATTAAAGTTTATATACCTCGTTTTGCTTTAATTATACATTTTTTGGATTGCATGTTTTATTCAAAAGATATTCGAGAAACTTATGTTAGTAAAGAAACTATTTTAAAAGCTGATTTATTAGCTCAATATTTTATTAATCAATTTAAAAAAATAAAAATAGATAGTGCTGAAACATCAAAGATAAAATCTAATATTTCAACTGCTACTGATAATGAAAGTTTTGTTAAAAAATGTTATGAAGAAAATCCTGATTTTAACCGTACAAAGATCGCTGAATTATTAGGCATTTCTCGTCAAACTATTTACAAATATTTAAAAAAGTAGGAATTTTAGTGTAAACTTTAGGTTTACAGTAGTTTACACTATGTTTACAGTTGTAAAGTATTGATTTTATTGGTACTCACAAGGTTTTTATAGTGAGTGTAAACTGTAAACCCCTAAAAAACAAAAAAAATAAATTAAAAAAAATAAAAAAATAAATATTTTTATGCAGGTTTACAGTTTACAGTTTACACTTGTTTAAAAAGTCAATAAAATAAAGGGTTAAGACAATATTAATACTGTAAACTTGGTTTACACTTGTTTACACTAAAACAAAAAAAAATGATACAAATTAATAATCCATTTGAAAAACAGCAAAAAAAAATAATTCAAGAAAAAAACTGGAGTTTTCCATTTAAATTTTACATGAGTAAAAATAAAAGACCTTTTAGATTATCCGGTATCGAATTAACAGACTACGGATATTTAACGACGATTTTTTGGCTTGATGAAGAAAAATACGAAACATTTCCTTTTGAAAAAATAGAACCTTATTTATTATAAAAATATGATTTACACAGTTAGAAATATAGCAGACTTTTGCGATGTCGATTATGGATTTATAAACAGGATAATTGACTCCAATGAGTTAAGGCCTAAATTAATTTATGGAAATGCAAACGAAAAAAAAGGATATAGCTTTTATCAATTATTTATTATACAGGCTTTTTTAGAACAGCTATCTCAAAAAAATTTACACTTTGATTTTGAGAATGAAGAAGTATATACAATTTACGAAAGCAAACTTAATTTTGAACTATTATGAACTACCTATTATCAAAAGAGCATTTTCTCGCTCACGACCAATTGATCAATGATTATAAAAATTTAATTTGTCATTATGCAGATTATAAACTTTATCGAAAAGGCACAGCACAACATGATAAGGCAAAGCATAACTGCTATAAGTACTTAATATCAATTATTAAAAATAAAAAGATATTGAAAATTGATGCTACTGCTGACGAAATGATGCTGGATGAATTGTAAAAAAAACCCCTTCCGTTTTATGTGAAGGGGTTATCAACTTAAACCAAAACTATTATGAAGCTTCAAATATAATTTTTATATTTCTTATAAGCAAAATAAATCGGTATTAAAAGCAAAAACCAAAGTAACCACCAATAAGACTCTTTTCGCTCTGTTTGTTTTACTTCTATTATTTTGTTTCTTTTAACCATCACTAAACCCTCTTTTTGTGCTTTGTGTTGGACTTTTACATCTTTTTGGATAGTTATATTGTTTTTACTTTTTTTACGTATAATTTTAGCGTTTTTGTACGTTATTCCATTTACAACCATAGGTAATGAATCAGATACCGGACAAATCTCAAATTCATCAGTTGTTGAAGTATCAACTATTTTAGTGTTGTCAGTTACTCTCGTTTCAGTTTCGAGAGTAATTTTTTCAGTTTTTTGCTCTTGTTCTTTAGTTTCTGACTTTGCTACTTTTCGTGATCCACAAGAAGTTAAAACTATTGCAGTTATAAAAGCCAATATTATAGCTATTAGTATTATGTTGTTTTCGTTGTTATTTTCAGTTGTTGTCATTCGTTTTCTTCTATTATTTGATTAATTAAATCTTCACTATATCCGCAAAACATAAGCATTATTTTTAATTTTGGAATAAGTTCCCAAATTGTATTATCATTATGCAAATCCATTGTAATTGTTTCTCCGTTTGTTTCAACTGTTATTTTCATCTTATTACTTTTTATATCAGTATAAACCTTAAAAAATAGGGTTTATCTTTAAACAATTAGTAACTTATAAATTACATTTCGTCTTTAATTTAGTAAATATTTGGGACAAAATGTTGTATATAATATACATTTTATATGCTTTTTGTTTAAAATAATATACATCTTATAAGTTAATTTGAATTTTTCTTGTTGGACAACTCATCTTGTGTTCTCCATCTACTTTATGGCATTTAGGACAATACGTATCTTGTACGCATTTTGGATACGTGCAATAGTCTAAATTGCATATTTCACCATCTCTTTTAACTCCGCCTAATTTACACTTGTTTGAATCAATACCATTACTCCAAAACATATCGCAGTTGTCAGCATCATCTTCACGATTGAAACATCCGTAAGTTTG